CTAAGCCATGGGATGATGATGAGGAATTAGATTAAGCGCGACAAGTCTTTTAACGCACGCTACTTAATTTGTAGTGATCTGCAAGTACCATTTCAATTTGATGAGGCGATTGTCAATCTAAAAAAGCTAGTAAATACTTTTAAGTTTGACCTTGTATTAAATGTAGGTGATGAGCTTGACCTAAATACAATCTCTAAATACAGTCAAGGTAAAGCTGAGTCATTTCAACAAACATTAAATGCTGACAGAGATGTTTGCAAAGATATTTTGTATGATCTAAAGACAGATGTAGTTTCAAGATCTAATCATGGTGATAGATTATTTAGTGCAGTAAGTCAGATACCCGGCTTGATGGCTTTACCAGAGCTGCAATATGAAAAGTTTATGGGTTATGAGGATCTTGGTATTTACTTTGCTAAAAAGCCGTATGAGATACCCGGCACTGAGTTTGTACTCTGCCATGGGGATGAGGGCAACCTGTCTAGGGTCGGCGGTTCAAGCGCGTTGAATATCGCAAAACGCTGGGGTCGGTCTGTAATCGCAGGGCATAGTCATAGGATGGGCTACACATGCCACTCAGAGGCCTTCAATGGCCGATTACAGAGGGTTTTAGTAGGTATAGAGGTAGGTCATACATGTAACATCTCTAAGATGCGCTATCTGGCCAAGGGCGGCTATTATGCCAATTGGCAAGCTGGGGCTGTAATTATGACTATTAAGCGTGGCAACCCAAGCTTTGAGATGATCCGCTTCAACACAGACGGCAGTTTCGCCGCGCTAGGAAAAGCCTTTGGGTAATTGCATTTGTCAGTGGGCTATGCTTTAATTGCTTTTGTAAATGCAATTGACCTTGAAGGGGGTTAATATGAAAATTACTAAACATCAATTTGAAGCTTTAACCGAAGCTCAAATGAAATGGTCAGGTGAAACAGATTGGCTAACTCAGAAAGATCGCTTTGAAGATACAATTTGTTGGTCACATGAGTTTATTTATTGGGCAGAAAATTACGCCTCAGTTTTATTGGCTACTGAATATCTAAGACAAAACCGCTGGGATTATAGTATTAGTTTTGATAATGCTTTAAGCCAATACTGTTTTACAACTAATTACTCCGGGTCATGGGTGAACGCATGAACGCTACAGAGTATGCACAAAAGGGCTGGTATGTACTACCACTTAAAAAACAATCTAAAGAGCCGGCAAGATTTTTACGCCATGGTTATTTAGATGCAACACTTGATCAAGAAAAGATTGATCAATGGTTTGCAGATCAAGAGCTAAACATTGGTTTAGGCATCTCTCAATCTAGTTTGGTTGTACTTGATTTTGATTTCAGAAATGCTTGCAGAGATCCTAAGTTTTATGAGCTACTGGATCGCTGTTTTAGATGCAACACACATGTTGTAGCTACACATGATGGCTACCACATATATTTCTATGTACAAAAGCCTATGCAATTTAAGGGCAAACTAATATCCGGCATAGACATCAAACATAAAGGTTATGTAGTGCTACCACCATCAATACATCCAAGTGGTACACAATACAAAATAGTAAATGATGTAGCACCTGTAGATCTACCAGAGGACTTGATGAAATTGATGACATGGTAATTGTTAAATATGACAAAGAAAGTGGTGCGTATGTTGATAGCAAACGCACACACTTTGTAAAGGCTTCTCTGATCAGGGCATACGCTCATAAATCTATGGGTGCATCTCAGGTCAGAGGTAGGCTCTCAGCTGCAATGGTTGAGGGTTATTGGTTAGACAAGTTCAAGGAAGCGGTGAAATATGAACTCTGAAATGTATGGATGGGCAATAACAATAATCTTGTTTTTATTAGTAGCACTGTTACTTACAGTGACATGGATTGTAGCTGTAGAAAATGGCTATGACAAAGGATTTAAGAGCGGATACAAACGCGGTCTAAATGACATGAAGCAATCAAATGTTAAGGTGCATAAGATGACAATTACTAATCATCCGGCACTAAGACAAAAGATGCTTGAGGCTGACAATGAGTATCTAATGGACAGGGTTGTAAGTCTTTGGGATAAGGAAATGAAATGATAGATCTTACTCAATATGAAGATGCAGCTACACTAAACAGATGGTTTCTTAACAACTATCCGCTTGGCCGGATTGACTTACAGCTTGTAGAGATCAATCTTGACAAAGGCATTGTTGTATTCAAAGGCAGTGTGTTCAGAGATAGTAATGATGCAAACCCGGCTGTAACTAACTATGCAAAGGGTGAGAGGGATGATTACCCTGCCCACATGCGTAAGTGGTATCTGGAAGATTGTGCTACAAGCTGTATTGCTAGATGCCTAACATTGCTCAAAGGGTCAAACAAGACTGCACCTAAAGAGTCAATGGCTAGAGCTACAAGCTGGTCAATAGAGCCAAAGCCAGATTTAGATATAGCTTTGCAATCTAGTACCACTGTAGTACCAGAGGTGGTAATGCGTGAGGCTGGCACACTGCCGGAGCAGCTGTGTGAAGATGGCACAAGGATGCGCTTCAAAGCTGGTATCTCAAAAACTACAGGCAAACCTTTTCAGGGTTATGTCTGTGAGTGTGGTAAAGGTTGCGCTGCTAAATGGGCATCCCAGTCAAGTAACGGCAACTGGTACTTTAAGGAGTCGGTAAGTGGGTGATATGGAAATGATTGACAAGCATGGGGTCAAAGCAAAATTTACAGACAATGGTGTAGAGCTTGAGATAGTCAAGTGGTCAGACCGCTGCATAGCTTGTAATGACCCTAGGCTAATGCGTGAGGGCAATACAAAGGTCTGTGTTTGCTGTGGGTGTAGGCAATGAGCTTTGATTATCACAAGGCTATGGCCGAAGGCCATGAGTACAACAAGTTTATAGGTGAATTGTTACGCTCTTATGGCGTGCCTAATGTTGATGTGCCTGAGTTTAGTATTGCTACAACGCATGAGAAGATTGCTGACAAAACTAAAAATGAGAAAGACATAATTGTTGATCAGCTTGTACTAGAGGTGAAGAGCATTGCTCAAACCTTTACAAATGCAGATGACTTTCCTTATGCCTTAGTCATTGTAGATACTGTTTATGGCTTTGATCAAAAGATTATTAAACCCTTTGCTTACATCTATGTCAGTCAAGTAACAAAAGAAACCTTTGTAATACCGGTATCAACAAGACAATACTGGACAATTGCGACAATCTTTGATCATAAAAGACAGATTGAGGTTGAGTGTTACTTTGTAACAAAGCGACACTGTAGGCCACTATTAGAGCTGATAGATATACTTTTAGAAAGGGCACATGAGCGAGCCGGTGAGATGCAATAAGTGTGGTAGCTGGATCATGCGAGATGATCCTTGTATAACCTGTCAGATGTTGGATGCAGCAAAACACGCAATCAATAGATAACTTGCAAAGGAAGGTTGCTCATGTTAAATTACAACCGCTTTAGGGGGCTACGCGGAAACTCAGTCATACCGAGTGTCATCCTCAGACCTACTCATTGGATTAACAATGGGGGGGTAGGGGGGGCTATCAGAAATCTAGTCACCCAAGTGTCATTACTTGTAATACTAATAAACCTAATAACTATAAATCCAGTCTTTGCTAAACAAGATACAAAAACTTATCAAATGGAATACTTGCGACAATTAGAATACAGTGCAGATCAATATGATTGTTTAACACCACTTATTACAATGGAGAGCCGCTGGAATTTAAGAGCTGTAAATGGCTCACATTATGGATTACCACAAGGCCGGTCAAAATTCTTAGCTACAGCTGACTATAAGGCACAAATTACATGGCACACTAAATACATTAAACACAGGTATGGCACTGATAGGTTTGGTGTTGCAAACGCTTGTGGAGCATGGGCACATTGGCTTATGAAGGGATGGCATTGAAAGACACTGAGAAAATTACAATAGGCATCTGCTCACCGGGATATGTAGTAACAGACTTTCTTACAAGCTTGTTAGATGTGGCTAGATCTCAAAAGCAATTGGGTCAATTCATATCATTG